ATGACGACGATATACAACTTTGAAAAAGGTAATTTGAGGATTACCAGTTAAATAAACATCCTGAGCACCATAAGCTACTAGTTGAAGAAGACCACCACCCATTTACGCTATATTCTTTATACTATTATAGGAGAAAAAAATATAAATTACTATACGAATAAAAAATCTATTAACACATATAAAACTAATTTTAAATTATTGTATTATATATGATGTTTAAAGAAAAATCATCAAAAAAAAAATTAAATATAGATAATAATGATACTTTTACACTTGATGCGATGCATAATAATATGATTAAAAATTTTGAAAATATTGATAAGGAATTACAAAATCAAAAAGAATTGTTAGAATTATATGAAAGTGACTCTAACTATATTTTGAATATTATTGAAAATGAATTAGCGGATAAAGAAACTTTAAATATATTATGGACAAGTAATATTAATTTACGAGAGAAAATAATAGATGCAAAAAATAAGATTAATGAATTAAATAATTTTGATGAAGTAGAATATTACAAAAATACTAGTTACATTCTGTTTCAATATTATGATACTGTTGATAAACAATCAGAAATCAATAATTTTTCTAACAATAATATTATAAAATCTTCTGTTGATTTACCGACTTTAAAACAATCTCGAGATCTTAAAAGCGAGTCCAAAAAAAAGAAAAATGCTAATGTAAAGGCTACTATTAATGTATTGGATGCGCTTAATAATATAGACAATAATGTAATAGAAAAAGAACACAATGAAACTAAAGAATATAAAGAAGTGTCAGGTGATAAATTGCTTTCACACGACAAAAGTGCATTAGTCGATAAATATATGTCAATAATTGATAAAAAATATGTTAGAAATGTCGAAGATGATAATATAGAAATATGCAAAAAATGTAATAATCAAATGCTTTGTTTACAACAAGATGCTATTATGATATGTAATTTATGCGGATACCAAGAATTGTTACTTGTTGAACAAAATAGACCTATATTAAAGCAAAATACTAAAGATACATCGCATTTTTGTTACAAAAGAATAAATCATTTTAGAGAATGGTGTAATCAAGTTCAAGGAAAAGAAAGCACAGATATTCCCGACGAAATATTTGAAAAGATTTTAACAGAAATTAAAAAGGAAAAAATAGTCGACTTGAAAACTATAACTTATTCAAAAATGCGCGACATTCTCAAGCGACTACGTATTAATAAATATTACGAACATATAAATTATATAATTAATAGAATCAACGGAATTCCCACTCCACAATTTAGTCCAGAATTAGAAGAAAAATTATGTAATATGTTTAGAAGTATACAAGCACCATTTTTGAAACATTGTCCAAAAGATAGAAAAAACTTTTTATCATATAGCTATGTATTATATAAGTTTTTTCAAATATTAGGATTAAATGAGTATTTAAAGTATTTTCCGCTATTAAAAAGTCGCGAAAAACTTTATGTTCAAGATCAAATATGGAAAAAAATATGTATTGATCTAAATTATGAAATTATCCCATCTCTTTAGAGACCTATTGGAAACCCTATTAAACTAAAACCTGCACCAAGACCAATACCTTGTCGTGCACTATTAGATATAGTCGGGGATAATAAATCTAATATTGAAAATACACATGCGGCAGTTAAACCAATTATCCATATTTCGTTCCATTCTAATTTATTTTTCGGCAATATTATTGCTATAAATCCAACTATAAAACCTTCTAGTAAATATTTAAATAATCGTGTTCCGGCTTCGTAATAATCTATTTTATATTCTTTTTCCATATCTAATTTTATATTACATTTAAAAATATATATAAGATTATCAAACTATTAGTAATTATAAAATAATGACAACAACAACTGATAATAAAAAAAGAGAACTTGTAGATCCCAAAGTTGAAGATCATTTAGATGAAGATAAACCTATCCGTGGACAAAAATACGTTTTGCTCTCATTTGTAAGTCCGGAAGATGTTATAGTAAACAAGGAAATAATGTATTTTAACAAATTTTTAGAAAGTTTTTCAAAAAATGTTGATGAAATGTTTAAATCTATTAAAGAGAAATATCCTGATTCTAACTCCACTATTGATAGTTTATATGATACGCATAAATACATTTTCGATGTCAATGATCTTAATGATCAGCTCAAGTTTTTCAAGTCGGTTCATGGTGAAGAACTAGACGCTAAATATAATAGTGAAAATTATGGTATAACCTCTATCCGAGGTGTAAAAGTAAGAGGCACATTTGATACTATCGAAGAAGCTAGGAATCGCAGTGAATTCCTCAAGAAACTCGGTGATAAATTTCATATTTATGTTGCTGAAGTAGGTTGTTGGTGTGCATGGTCTCCCGATCCCGAATTTATTAACGACATTGAATATTCGAATACTCAACTTAATACATTAATGAAAGAGTATAAGCAAAATATGGAGGACAAGGATGTAATTTTTGAAACTCGTAAAAACAATATTATTGCTAATTCAGCTGTATCTGCTTCACAAACACCTTCTGACGCTTTAAATAATGATATAGTAGATGATGGAAATGTAGAATTGTCTAGTATTAAGGAAAGTATCGAAAATGTTGATGTATGGTCTGAAAGAAAAAATCAATAAATTAAATAAATCTTTTATTTAGAGTTATATTTAATAATATGAAAGCAATTGCTATATTTGTATTATTTGTAGGTTGTTTGTTAGTAATACAAGGGTATTATAGTAACAAAAAAATATGCAAAAAAGATAAAGTATTAGTAAAATATGTTCCTAGAAGTGTATATGAAGATCAAATGAAACCAGCGGAAAGTTTACAAACATTCTATAAAAGTATGTTTGAAGATATTATATTACCATAGTTATTATTTTTATCCTTATTATTAGTAAATGGAAATATTAAGAATTATTGAGAAAAATATAATAGATATAACAAATAATACTAATGAAATTGATAGTGATGAATTTAAAAGTAATATCAAAAAATATTTTGAATACAAAAACGATAAAGATAGAATACTAGAATTAAAAAAAGAAAAATACTATGAAAATTATGAAAATAAAAGGGTTGTTCAAAATATCGAGTATGACAATTATTTAAGTGATAAATTGCAATTGCGAGAAATAATGAAATCGGAAAAAACTAAAACAGCTTTACATAATTATTTAAAGCTCAGACCTCTGAAATTTAACGATATTAAAGAATTATATTCCTATGAAAATATAAATGTAAATGAGCCGCTTACTAAAGTTCCAACTAAAAAAGCTGATAATGGATTAAACTATAAACCTGAGGCTGCTGCCATTAAACCTGTTAAAGTTTGTCCAGAAGGTAAAGAAGTTAATCCCAAAACAGGATTATGTGTTAAAAAATGTAAAGAAGATCAAATACGCGATCTTGAAACGGGTAAATGCAAGAAAAATAAAAATTACAAAAAGCCTCAGCAGGAGGTGAAAGAAGAGGTGAAAGAAGAGGTGAAGGAAGAGGTGAAAGAAGAGGTTAAAGAAGAGGTGAAGGAAGAGGTGAAAGAAGAGGTGAAAGAAGAGGTGAAAGAAGAGGTGAAGGAAGAGGTGAAGGAAGAGGTGAAGGAAGAGGTGAAGGAAGAGGTGAAAGAAGAGGTGAAGGAAGAGGTGAAGGAAGAGGTGAAAGAAGAGGTGAAAGAAGAGGTGAAAGAAGAGGTGAAAGAAGAGGTGAAAGAAGAGGTGAAAGAAGAGGTCGATAAATGTACAGATGCAAAGAAAAAGGAATGTGATGATAAAGGTAAAAAATGTAATCCTAAAACAGGTAGATGTATAAAAAAATAATGCTAGAAATATTTTATAATATTAGTGAACTAGATATACTTAAGAATAATACATATACATATAATGATTTGCCAACTATACTAATTTAAATTGCGTTTTAATATGAATAATCAAAATATAATATATCAATAGAATTCACGATGTCAACACCAACGGCGACTCTACCTGTATCTAATTCTTCTAAAACTACTGAGAATAATGATATAAATGATCCAATAGTTCAAGATGTTTTAAAAGATTTCCGGGAAACTGCACAACCAAATCCAAAAGAAAGCAATATGATTCCTGATTATGAAGAAGATACTGCTGAATTTGCAACTATGGATCCACCATACCCAATACATCATAGACCACGCCAACAATATAATGTATACGATAATTATCCAGTAGAAACTAACAAAGAGAAATCCATATTAAATATTGATATGGATCTCGTTAAAAAGAATTTAACTATAATAATATTAGTTTTACTTGTTCATAATACAGGTACTATGAATATGTTTTATGAAAAATTGCCAGAAAATATGGTAGATATAGCTATTGCTAATGATATATTAGTAAAGGCTTTTGCATTATTTATAATATTATACTTATTAATGTTCTTTAATTATATTTAATATTTATATGAATAATTAATCAACTGCTCCTTGTTTATTTTTACTGATGCTCTAAAAAAATATTTATAAGCAAAATATATACCTACGAAAAAAGACAAAAATATTACAAATATACTAGAATTAAATAATATCATATATGATGTTTTGTTGTATTCATCTTTATTTATAACTATGATTGATATTATTATCAAGCTAAATATAATGAATGTCAAAGAATATATAGAAATAAATAATTCTATATTATCAACTATAGTATAACTCCATAGTAAAGAAACAACTATTATTAAACATACAAATATATATGCTATAATTATAAAAGTATCTTCTACTATTCGATTATTTTCGTCTTGTGATATAAAATACTCTTTATGCTGCATTAATCTAATTATCAAAAAGATAATTTATTTAAAGTATAACATTCCATATCTCCCAAATAGCTATTATTATAATCGTAACCTTCTAAATGCAAATTATCATTATTTAATCCTTGTGCTTTATATAATGGTCTAGCGAAATTATATTCATTTGATATATTGCCGACTTCATTATCAAGTATATTGTCATTGAAAATATTTGTTTGAGCTGCAATTAAATGTTCTTTTGTAATGTATGGTTGGAAACCAGATGGGTCAATCGCGAAATTATTAACATTATTAGCTTTTTTAGCAATATTTGATAGTGCAGGTGGCGCGTCAACTTCAAGGGAGCATTTGCCACTTGCACAAACTTTTTTGTCAACAGGTAAAGGTTCTTTATCTACATCTTTTTGTTCTTTCATATTTTCTATTTTTTTCATTTCAATAGTATAAACTCTGAAATAGATAATCAATAATGATAATGTTAATATAAATCCAGTTATATTATCAAAAACCATTAATATAAATATACAAAATACAGCTAAGTATATTTGCATTACCGAATTTTTAAACATATTGCTAAATGGTATTTTGTCAAGTAACATCACAATAAACATAATTATAATAGCTAATATTCTAAATGAATCTTCAATCATTTATTATTAGTATTCTACTATAATTCATATAAAAAAATGACATGGTAATATTAATGTAATTCATATATGTTGTCAAATAAAGGCTATAGTATATTAAAAGCTTCTGTAAATGCTGATGAATTGGTAAAAATAAAAACAGATTTAACGATGAAACCCAAAGTAAATTTTAATATGGGTCTCAAAGATAATAATGATAATACCTTCTTGTTATATAAAGAAACTGAAAGTAGATTGTATGTACCAAGATATTATGGATTAACGAAAATTGGATTGCCAAAAACAAATAAAATAACACATGGGTCTGATATTGCTGTCGAATTCAAAGGTAAACTCAGAGATTATCAATTGGAACCTGTAAATAAATTTCTAGAAGCTGCAAAAGATCCTTTAAAAATGGGTGGAATTATTTCTGTTCCATGTGGTTACGGCAAAACCATTATGAGTTTATATATAGCATGTCAGCTAAAAAAGAGAACTATGTTTATTAGTCACAAAGACTTCTTAAATCAGCAATTTTTAGATACTATTAAAGTATTTGCACCTAATTCAGAAATTGGTATTATAAAACAAAATAAGGTTAATGTAGTTAATAAGGATTTTATAGTTGCATCTTTACAATCACTTGCAATGCGAGAATATGATGAAGAGATATTTCGCGATATTGGGTTTGTTATTATTGATGAAGTACATCATACAGGTGCGCAAGTATTTTCTAGAGCTTTTAAAAATTTAAACAATCCAATTATTTTGGGATTATCTGCTACATTAAATCGTAAAGATGGTATGCGTAAGGTATTTGAATATTACATAGGAACATCAGTGTATACTATGAAGAAAAAGGAATTTACTGAGGTTGAAGTGCAAATACATAAATATTACGAGCCAAATATAGAATATTCTGCAGTAAAACAGATGTGGAATGGTAAAGAGAATATAGCTGCAATGATTAATAATATTTGTAAATTTAAACCTAGAACAGAATATATTATAAGTGTTCTTGAAGGTATTATTAAAAAGGATCCAGAAAGACGTATATTAATATTAAGTGAAAGAAGAAATTTGCTGAAGGATATTGAGGATTATATAATAAGTAAAAATATAGTAAATAAGGACTATGGGTATTATGTTGGAGGTATGAAACAAGCGGATTTAAATACATCTGCGGAAAAGCAAATAATATTAGCGACATATCAACTAGCATCTGAAGGTTTCAATGTTCCATCATTAAATACTATTATATTTGCATCACCTATTTCTGATATTCAACAATCTATTGGTAGAATTTTAAGAGAACGTCCGGAAGAACGAAAATATGTTCCACTATGTATTGATATTTTAGACGAATTCTCTGTATTTAAAAGGAAAGGATATACACGAATGAAATTTTATGATACAAATAAATATAATGTAACATATTATCAAGATAATCAGCTAATAAATTATCAAGAATATAACGAAGATGATAATGTAAAACAAAAAGTAAAATTTATTGAAGACGATGATTAAAATAATGTTCTAATATAGTAACATGAGTGATAAAGAAGTCTATTATATTGAAATAATATGTATTATATTTTTGCTAGGTTTTATAGTATTTTTTTATTATATGGCAATTGCAAATAATGAATATAAAAAAGCACCAGAACTTGAAAAACCTGTTAAAAAATTGCCAAAAAAGTCATATAGTGAACATGAGATAAAGGTAAGATGTCCTCCAAAATTAGTTAATTTATATGACGAACCGGTTGACATATTGCCAAATAAAAATGATTTAAATTTAATTAATAAAAGTAATATATCTTTACATAGCTCTAAGGATGAAATTAATAATGTTAACTTTAGCAATGAAATAATTAGATTAAATGATATTAAAACAAAAGATCATCGAACATTTGATGCAGAATTAGATAAAGTGTATACTACTGATTTAGTAGAAAACATTGATTCGAAATATGATTATAATCAAATATTTGATTATTCATCGAAACCACATAAGGGTGATTTGCCAATTGCTAATATACCATTATGTAGTTTAAAAGATCCCAGTAAATCATTAAAATTATCAGAAAGATTTAATGAATAAAATGAGTACATAATTTTATTTTTATTTGGATTTTATAAACTTTTAAAATAGAGAGAGATATTAAAGATTATGTACTCGTTTTTAAATATTTAAAGATAATTTATATATTACTAATATGGGTTAATGAATATAATGGTAAAATACTATTTTATACTGCTAATATTAACATTTGCGAGTGCCTTTTCACAATTTAATATTATATTACAACCAAAATATAATATCAAAAACAATATTTTAACAAATAAATACAAAAACTATCTAGTACCACTTAATAACAAAATAGTTAAATATAAATTAAATGAATTTAAAAATAATAGATTACAATACAGCGACTTAATTAATTATACTATTACTGAATATTATTTGCGTTTTCTACCAATATGTTGAAAATAAATTTGTATATTTTAGAATTTTTATTATGATTTACAAGATAATTATTAGTTTTTTTTCTTAATTATTTAAAAATATTAATAAAGAATAGTTAATATTTAGTCTAACAAATATAGTTTCTTTATTAATATCATATAAACAATTATCTATCGCAATTCGTTATTATATTCGTCGACAGCTATTATTTTTTTTCTAATATTATTAGCATTTACTATTTTAATTTTATCATCAGCAGACAATTCTATATTGTTTTTTAATTTTTTTATTAACAAATCGCTATCATAGCATAATTCAAAACCTCGCGATATTTCGTTTATTCTATCATTATTATCATTTGAAATAAAAATATTGTCAGTTAGTAATTTTCTAATTTCACTTGGTTTCGTAATTGAATCTGATATAGCAGTAGTTAATTTATCATTATTACCTTTATAATCCTTTCCAAAAGGATAACATATATATTTAATAATACTGCCAATACCGAAAATAGGCATATTGTTACCAACTCCAATAATATTATCTTGAATATTTTTAAAATTATTGTTTAAACTATACTCTAATATTTTATCAATATCTTTGACATTTTCATTCTTTTTATAGAACCATAGACATGCATACGACATATAAATATCAGATAATATATCGGCATATCTACCGGAAATATATTCGGCAGTTTTAATTTTACCACCCATTAATAATGCGACATTTGCAGAAAATGCAAAATTAGCCACATGTCTATTTAAATGAACTTGATAATAATCTAGAAAATCCGTCTTTCTATATATCTTTGCATAAAACGAATAATATAAAGATTTAATGAGATTTGTTAAAGTGTGATTAATAATATTGTAAAAATGTTTATGGAAATCGACTTTGTTATTATTTTCGATACTTGTTATGATATTCAATAGATGTGGATGAGATCTATTTAACCCTTGTCCAAAAATTATTAATGATCGTGTTAAAGTATTGGAACCTTCGACAGTAATGGCCACAGGCGTTGCTATATAATTAGAAGCTAGAAAATTCATAGGTCCTTTACATATTCCTGCTCCACCCAATATATCCATACCATGATTAACAGATTCGCGTCCATATTCAGTACATTTGTATTTCATTATAGCAGATAATACTGGAGGTTTTTCGCCATTATCTACTATTGCATTAAATAAATTTTGTGCAGCAACTAATTTATAATTATTCTCAGCTATTTTTGCTAGTTTCTCTTTAACGCCTTCCATTTCAGCAATAGGTATATTGAATTGTTTTCTAATACGCGAATAACCTCCAACTCCAAATGTACACATTTTGGCAGTAGCCACAGACATCGCCGGTAATGATATTCCTCTACCTTCTCCCAATGATTCCATTAACATATTCCAGCCATAACCACAATTTTTCTCTCCTCCTATTATACACGACATAGGTATAAATACAACATTGCCTTTAATAGTACCATTCATAAAACCAATATTTAATGGATTGTGGCGATTGCCAATACTAATATTTTTAAATTCCGCTTTATCCAATAAAGCGACAGATATACCTTCTTTGCCTTCTTTAAGTAATTTATTAGGATCAACAACCTTAAATGCTAATCCTATTAAATTTGCAACAGGAGCCAATGTTATATATCTTTTTGAAAATGTAACACGTATTCCTAATACTCCATTTTCTTCTACTACAAACCCTTCATCGTGCATTGCTGCAGCATCAGAACCCGAATTCATAGTAGTTAATCCAAAGCATGGAATATATTCTCCATTTGCCAATTTGGGCAAATATTTATTTTTTTGCTCTTCGGTTCCGTAATGGTTTAATAATTCACCAGGACCCAATGAATTAGGAACCATAACACTTACTGCTGTTGCAATGTTTCTGCCAGCTATTTTTTCGACTACTAACGAATGTGCATGTGCCCCAAATCCGCAACCATTATATTTTTTTGGTATTACTAATCCCATAAATTTGTTTTCTTTTATATAATCCCAAGTGTTTTTATGTAAATTTTGATTATCATCTACATATTTATTATCAATCAGCTGACATAAATTATTAGTTTCGTTATTTATAAATTTTACTTCATCTTCTTTTAAACTTATATTATACTTTTTAACTATATTATCAATGTTTAAATAACCATTAAATATATTACCATCTATAGAAACAGAACCCGAATTTAAAGCAGCTTTTTCTGTTGCAGAAATTTTTGGCATTATATTTTTAGCAATTTTAAAGCCATATCCCGAAATTATTTTACTCATACTTTACATTATTATAAATTTTTTATATAAATTATTATCGGTATTTTTAATAGTTATATTATTATTTTTATTAAGTATAAAGTATTTCTCCTTATTTGTTAATATAAATCTATTAATATATTCTATAAAATCACCTAGCGTCTTATTAGAAACACTAATATTCATTTTATTAAATAACGCTTTTACAACACTTTTATACCTAAATGTATATAAATCGCTAATACTAAAAATTCCTGTTATAATATCATTCTCTTTTTGAAATTTATCATAAATATTATTTATAACAACATTATTTATAATATCATTTGTTTCTTTAATATAATTTTTTAAATCGAAGAAAGCTTCTATATCATTATTTTCACTATTTTTAAGATTGCAAATCAAAGGCTTTAATTTATCTCTAATTTTCCCTCTAATTGACCATTTAGGTGTACTATCAAATAAATATGGTATATTATTATAATTAGCATATTCGATAATTTCTTTTTTATTAATATTGAGCATTGGTCGCCAAAAGTTAATATTATCTATATTTTTCAATATTTCCATACCAGATAAATTACTATAATTATTTTTGTTAATAATATTTGTTATAATATTTTCGAAACTATCGTCCTTATTGTGACCTAGCAAAATATAAGTATTAGCGTCTATAAATCTACTATACATATCCATTCTAATTTTTTTTGTAACATTTTCATAAATATCTCTAAGACCATTATTGAGACATGACTTACGTTTTATTTCAGTAATAGTTCTATATATCAATTTAACTTTTAATTTATTGCAATAATAATTAACAAAATCCAATTCATCTGTAGATTCTATGCGATTATTATAATTAATATGAATTGCCATTACATTTTTCGTCAATTTACTAATAATATCCAATGCAACTATACTATCTACTCCACCTGAAAGCGATACGATTATATTGGCATCTTTGGGTAATTTTAGGAATTCAGATTTAATTATATTAGAAACATTGTCAATATAATTATTAGTTTTATTAGCAACTTGAAAAATATCTTCATTTAATTCAAACCACGATTTAACAGGTAAATTATTAATTATATAATTGTCACTAATAGTTTTATAAATATTATTTAAGGTCGCGTTAAGAAATCGTCTACATTTAGTTTTGTTTTTGTTATCAGATTTATCATATAAAAGTATAAATTTATCGATGATTTCGTGTATTTTATCTATATCTTTAAGATGTCTATATGGTAAATAAATAAAACATAATTCGTCAATAGTTAATAAGGATCTGTATATTTGCAATATAAAATTAGAGAATTTACAAGCTTTTTCAGAATAATAATCGACATCAATATCGTATCCTAATCTCTTATAATGTCTAGGTATTTGATCAAGTAATAATACCGAAGAAATCAATGTTTCTTTACTATAAATTTCTTTATATTCTAGAATTTTATCAGTTTTCTCAATCTGTTTCAAATATTTGTTGCATAAATAATTATCGGTGATTTTATTATGTTGAAACCAATATAGTGGATTTTCAAACCATTCGTAATATAAAGTATTCATAGTATTCATATATTAAAACGCAAATAAGTGTTATATTGTTTTTTATTTAAAAAAATGATAGATTATATAATAATAAAGGTATTATTATAAATTAATGCAAGGTATTATTAGTTTTTCAAACAGAATCGCTTTTAATATTAAGAGCAATGATCATAAAGATATAATATTATCGGATTTATATAATAATTATAATATTAAAATTTTGCAAAGACATCATCATAATTTGGATAATAATAATATTAATTTCATTTTATCAAATCATTTACTTAATTTAAGATCAAATGGTAATAGATATTATCTTTATTTTACACTATATAATGATATAGAAATCATGTATTATATTGATAAGAAAATTCATCCAGGATATCAGCGTCCGCGCATTATTTTTGGGAGAGGATTATTTGATAAAAAGTTGTTTAAAAACACATTGTTAGATGGAGAAATGGTTAAATGCAAAGATAATACATGGACATTTCTAATAAATGACATTATTTGCTATGAAGGACATTATCTAAATAAAACATTGCCAGAAAGGTTAGATATTTTATATAAAATGCTAAATACACAATATACTCCAGATGAAACCATTGATGTATGCAATTTCAAAGTTAAAACGTATTACAATTTATACAAAGAATCTATTGATGAAATACTATTATTAACAAAGGAGCTTAATTATACATGTAGAGGTATTTATATTTGGCCATTTGATTTAAAATATAAACCCAAATTATACAATTTTGATGATTCAAATATAGTAGAAGTTGTTAGAAAAACAAAGGATATTACTGAATTCAAAACCATAGATAATAAAGAAAACAATACAAAAGATATTGCTGAAATAAAAACAAATATTTGTATAACTGAAAATGATAAAAAAATGTATTTAACTAAAACTAACGAACCCGATATTTACAATGTTTATGACAAAGAAGATATGAAAAATATGCTGGGAATTGCATTAGTACAGACATTAAAAGATAGTAAAATGTTGAGAACTGCTTTTAAAGATAAGAATGCAATGACTATAATACCATTTATTTGTAATCTTGACAATAAATTTAAAAAATGGCACCCAGTTGCTATTTCATTATAGCTGGTAAAGAAGGGTATGATAAATAATCTTTTAGTTCGAAATCTTCGTATTTAAGAGATTCAATCCAATTAATTTTTTCATCAATACTCGATTCAATTGGCGGAGGATATTTTTTTATAATTAATTTTGGTAATTTATATGGTTCTAGTAAAACTTGTTTATCTATTTGTTCTGTATGTTCTTGATAAATATGAGCATCACAAATAGAAAGACATACTTCTGAGATTTCTATATGTAAAACTGATGCAAGTATCTGTATTAAAAGTGCTGTACTTGCAATATTAAATGGTAGACCTAAAAATAAATCTGAGCTACGTAATGTCATATGACAAGAAAGCCCTTTGATAGTTTTATTAAAAATATATAAAATATGACAAGGTGGCAATGCCATTTTATCGAGATCGACAGGATTCCACCCAGAAAGTACTGCACGTCTGCTATTATCGGGCTTCATTAATTCCTCTAAAACATATCTAATCTGGTCTTTACCATTAGTATTAGAATTATAATAGTCTTCGCCAAATTTGCGCCACTGCCAACCATAAACAGGTCCCAATTCACCTTCTTTATATTCTGTTAATCCCACACTATCGAGATACTCGCGTGTAGAATTACCGGTCCATATATTAATTTTCTTTTCTTTTAACTCATTGGCATTAGTGGAACCTCTTAGAAACCAAAGAAGTTCTTCAACTATACCTCTAAAAAACATCTTTTTTGTTGTTAATAATGGAAAATTATTAATATTGTTAAATTTAATCATGCAACCAAATTTAGAATAAACTACACCATTTCTAGTATTTTTAATTTCACCTTCTTTTAGTGTCTCTTTTAAAAGATTTAAATAACCTACTTCGTTCTCAAAATACATTTATTATTTTATATTAATAAATTTTTATATAATTAGATATTAGTATTAATTATATATTTTTTTCAAATTTAAAAACGAGTACATAATCTTATTTTTTTATGAATTTTATAAACTTTTAAAAAATATAAACTTTTTAAAAATTATGTACTCATTTTTTAGAGACATGAAACATGTTGTTATTGGTGCTGGAATAACAGGATTATATTTAGCTTACAAACTAATAACTATCAAAAATATTAACCCCGACCATATAGTTATATATGATAGACGTCATAGAATAGGTGGGCGCATATACACATATAGCAATAAGGGTTTCAAGTATTCTGTAGGTGCGGGAAGATTGAATAAAAATCATAAATATGTTATGAAATTGATTAAGGACTTTAATTTACAAGATCAAATTATAGATATTAGTAAAGATAAAGGATATTTTATCAATGGGGAAATGATGACCGAAAAAGAGTTACTTAAATATTATAACTCGAAGTATAATAGCTTAGAAGAATTATGGGATTTCGCAATAAACTATAAAACAAATATAGATAAACATAATTATAATTTACATAATTACTTTTCACTATTTATGCCCACAAATGAAGTAGAAATACTAAATAAATCATTGGGATATATCGGTGAAATGTTTGATATGAATGCTCATAATGCTATTTTAACATTGCGCAAAGATTTTGATGTAAAGAAAAATGAATTCTTTGTATTAAAAGATGGAATACAAGTACTATGTGATGTACTTTATAAATATCTTAAATCGAATAATGTTAAGATAATGCTAAAAGCGAATATGACTGAAATTAATGATGACGATAAATCATATATGGTACATAATAAAAAATATAAATATGATAAAATATATTTTACTATTAAAAGAAAAGATTATACTAATCTAGAATATTTTAAAAGATACAAAAATCTATTTAATAGCGTAAGTGATGGTAGACTTTTGCGAATATATGCTCAATTTAAAGATGTGTGGTTTAAAGATATGCCGAAAATAATGACAGATAATAAATTGCAGTTTATTATACCGATTGATTATGAAAAAGGACTAATACAAATAAGTTACTCGGATAGTTATAATGCAGATTTTTGGAATACTATTAAAAGTAAAAAAGAAGTTAAAAAGCAAATCAAGAAATTGTTGAATGAAATGTTTCCAGATAAAAAAATAAAAGAGCCTGACTGGATTACTATGCATTATTGGAACGCCGGAGACCATATGTGGAGTCCAGGTACAAATTCAAAAAAGGTGCAAAAACAATTTGATAATATATATTTTAAAAAAGGTATTTATATTTTGGGAGAAACTTATTGTGATAGACAAGCGTGGATTGAAGGAGCAATTGAAACAGTTCATAAGAAAGTTCTAAATTGAATTGTTAATAAAACAAGAACAATTTAAAGGATTTTCACAAAACCCAATACAAAATTTATTACTCATAGTGCGTATTTTAGTTTTTTTTTCGCGTTCTTTATTTTGTTTTTCTTTTAATGATTTAACCATCATAATAGCGCGATTTCTCATTATAATGCTGGAAATATCATAAGTAAATTTGGCAGTATTTTTAATATTTTGAGTAGAATTCATTATAAGTGTTCTATTAAATAGAATTAAAAAATATATATCAATTTTTATATAATATATAGAAGTCACGTAAAAGTGTCTAGAAAGGTACAACCATAGTTTGGCGTTTTAGAGCATTTAGATTTGCTCCATTTAGATGTTGTGAGCAATTAATAACGCTTTTTTCGGATTTACTATTAATTCGCAACCTTACAGGCAATACATAACGTTCAGTATTCTCAGCATATTCAAAGCTACTTACTTTTGAAGAGCTATTAGCCTTATTACCATAACCAAAGCGTGCTGCATCACTTTCCATCTGATCGCCTCCACGAGTAGTACCACGAGTAGTACCACGAGTAGTACCACGAGTTGCTCCACGAGTAGTACCACGAGTAGGCTCGATTACTTTAGGCTT